CAAACAGTTAACCATGATCGTAAGATCTGGTTCAAAGGACAGTATACGTACTATCTTCCGGATGGGATTGATCCCGCCCAGCAGATGGCGTTATACGCTTCTCTAGCTAGGAAACTAGTTGGAGCCAGGCTTTCGCCTGAAGTCCTTTGGGAACTGCAGCCATGGAGCTGGCTAGCCGACTGGGTGTTCAATATTGGCCAGATTTTGGAAAATATTGAGGCATTCCAGACGGATGGTCTCGTTATGCGCTATGGTTACTTAATGGTCACTGATATAGTGACTAATGAGGTCATAGCGTCCCCGCACGGTTTTTCTGACGTGCTGGGACCCGTATCTCGTAAGACCGTGGTAACACGGAAAAGGAGAATACGGGCAACGCCTTATGGGTTCGGTCTAGATCCAGCGACTTGGTCGCTGGAACGCTGGGCCATATTGGCTGCCTTGGGTTTAACCAAGACGCCAAACTCCTTGAGATAGGAGTCCTTCTACTGTTCTGTAGAAGGTTCATTTAAGTTGCCCCAAAAGGGCGACGTAAACAAATTGGAGTACAGTCATGGCTTTCGCCGATCCTCAGTCAGTCACAATCAACGCAGTAGCTCAAACGCTTCCGCGTACGAGCAGCGGCACCGACTCTGGTAATTTTACCAAAGACGATGCGACGGTTAAGCTGAGCGTATCGCACCAGTATGGTGCGCGTACGCGTCGTCAGCTCCGTCTTGATCACCAGAAGTATGCTGCCGACCCCCTTATCGCTGCGCAGAACGTTCTTCGTTCGATGAGTGTTTACATCGTCGTTGATGTTCCTAAGCAGGGATATACAGTGGTCGAGCAGAAGCAGATTGTGGATGCCTTGACGGCATACCTTACTGCTTCTTCTGGTGCCAAGGTCACTCAGCTTTTGGGCGGAGAGATCTAGTATGACAGGAACAGGTAAACACCGTTCGCTTGATACCAGTAATGCGGTATCTGGCGTCTTCATCGTTATGGGTACTCTTCTGAGTATTTCCATTTCTTTGAATGCGGTATTCTATGTCTTTTTGACATGGGATCTTGTTCCGAAATGATGGATTAGCAACAGCATGGCTAAGGAATACTAACCCTCAATTAAGGAGGAAGTATGAAAAGCCTTTTGTTGCTCCTAAACAGTGTTCTCCATGATATGGGGACACTATGTTGCGTTAGCACCAGTCTCGATTATAAAACTATCGAGACTCGCGTCAAACATGAGGGTATATCGTTTTTGACGATAACCTTACCTACCTTTGCTAAAGACTTCGAAAGAAGTCTAGAGTTAGGGAAAGTAGATCACACTCTGTTTAGCTCATTTGCTTTCCAGAGAGGGCTCCCCCGATTTCTCGGAGGTTACCTTGATCTTGTGTTTGACCGTGGTACTGGTATCCTACTCAATGTGCCGGATGAATCGGCTATCTTTGCTATTAGGCAGATTTCTCTGCTTTTTAGTAAGATCCTACTACCCTGTCGTGATGATAGAGTAGCGGCCGCTTTCACTCAGTATATTGAGTGTGAATTGGATGTCATTAAGCATCAGTCCCAGTTTGTGAATCACTTACAAAGTGATTATGCACGCTTAGGATCAATGCTATTCCGGAATTTGTTCTCGTCTTTAGCCAATCGGCTATATCAACGAGAACTTCTTCCGAAGCATGGGCGGGGATCAACCGCGGATAGGATTCTTGGAAACAAGAAATACCGCATCCAGGAGTGGTCCCACCGACTAGATCGTGAGTTTCCATTTATGGACTACCTTTCATCTAGTTATAGTTTGGCTCTTGCCAATCTATCATGCATTGACATCCGTGAACCTTGGGACGAAAGGCCTGTTAGGGTCATAAGCGTCCCAAAAACGCTAAAAACACCGCGGATTATAGCAATGGAACCCTCTTACCTGCAATATATGCAGCAGGGGATTCTTGAGCTAATCCGAGAAGAGGTAGAGAGGGATCGACTCCTCGCGCCTTTTCTCAGTACCAAGGATCAGACGCCTAATCAGCGTTCTGCCTTGGAAGGTTCTCTTTATGGGAACCTTGCCACGCTCGATTTGAGCGAAGCTTCTGACCGTGTTTCTAATCTGCATGTACGGACCTTAATGGATCGCTTCCCTGTCTTAGACAGGGCAGTTCAATCCACTCGGAGCCGGAAGGCAGATGTGCCTGGATATGGTGTTATACACCTGTCCAAGTTCGCG